CTAAAAAGGCTTATAGCCCAACTAATAACTAAAACGTAAGCAAATGGATGAAGAAACCAAGCTAATGTGTCAATAGTGGCCTGTGCTAAGACTTGCATTTAAAACTCCTTAATAGATCGTCATCACTAAATTTAATTTCCAAATTTTGCTTTTTTAAAAAAGCAAATTGAATATAACAAAGAATCTCTAAACGATCAGAAATAGATTTTAAATTTTTATTAATATCATATAAATTATTTTCAATAGTAGTCATAATAAAATCCTAAAAGTTAAACCCCTCACTCTGGGGGACTTGCTTCACGCAGTCCCCCGAGCAAGGGGCGTAGTTAGATTCCACGGAACAAACCAATGGCCCAACGAACTACATAGAATAAGAATCCTACGAGTACGGCGACGGCAACAATTGGGAGAACCGCTTCGATGACACTCTGGAACTTAGCGAGAGTTAGAGCGTCAGACAAACCTGAAATATTCATGGCAGAGACGGCTGGTGTAGCTGGCATAGCGACACCCCTTTCATAAATATTATCTTTTGTAATCACCGATAGATAAATCAGATTCAATTCGATTAAGCCACTTGCGTTGAAATTCTTTAAGAAAAGCTTTTAACTGAGGGTGCCTCATGAGCGTATTATCTACGGCACGAGGCCCTTCAAGAGTCTTAATTTGTTCTAAAAGAGTAATAGTGTCAAGGTACAAAGAATAATCATCAAATCCGGCTTCTGAAATCTTAATATTCATGGGGAGGTAATCCTATAAAGATTGGAAGGCGTTAAGAAATCCGAAAGATTCAGTAGAGTTGACAAAGATACGCTTAGAGAATCCATTGATGAAAGTGAGTTCTAGATAATAGTAATCAGTTCCCTCTTTGGATTTACCTTGCTTAACTGTAAGCAACTTGATTGAATCCGTTAGATCTTGATTATGATAATCATGTAATTCTGACATTTTTTAGTCCTTTATATTAAATTAATTTATCTAAGGTTAAGAATGCCTACTACAATGTTTGAAACAATAGTTATTGTGCGACATTACGCATAACCTTAGTATTATGATACATCATATTAAAATTTGTGCAAGTGGTAAATTTGCATATTGTCAAAGTCAGCGATTCGGGTTCTGAATAGTGGTGGTGTATTCTGAAATAGTTTGGAATTTCTAATCTTCACAGGTCTTGATAGGTTCCTAGAACAGAAATATCTTTTGCGATTAAATTGTGATATTAATGACTTAGTCACGTATTTAGAAATATATGCAGAAATAGCGTCAAGATTCTCATCGAGTGGGGAAGCAGTCGAAAATCCAGCACGAAAACCAGTTAAATTATAAATAGCGATTCCCTGTCCTGTTTTATGGCCTGAATCCTTCATACGGCCGTTAAAATTCGCTAGAAGGGCATGGAAGTGAATTGCTCCATCTTTGTGGTATTCAGGAACGCAGATGTACTTTAATTCAGGTGAATGTTTATCTTTTTGATTCCTAAACCATTTAAGCATTACATTCTTGCAATGGATGAACGAATAACGATCGTGTTTCTTGGGGTCGAATGTGAATGTACAGAAAAACTTGAAATTATTGGAATAAATAATATCTTTAATAGCAACCTTAGAGCGTCTAAGAGAACTATATGAAGGTAGATATTTATCTTCTGGTCTTAAATTACGGCGGAAATTAATGCGGTCGGAAATAACATTTAATACAGGTTCTTTATATATTATGACTTTAATCATAGAGGGGTAAACTTTCGTTATATTTGATATATATTGCACCTTTTGCATGTACCTCACTTTCAAAAGTAGGCGTTATGTGTACTTATTATGAACTACGTCCACATAACGCCCGATTCCCTTTTTGGGTGGCATAAATTATAAAATCGGCATGAATCCGTCAAGCCGTACGGCATTGACTGATTCATTAAACCGATTTTAATGACCAATTAAGCCAAAAAGGGAGATTATTCTTTAATAATTAAAGAGCTATTAAATTTTATCGTAGAGAGACCGTGAACATAAATCCGCTCAGGATTACCAGACCAGCGTCCTAGGTCGTCGCAGAGAATATCATCACCACGGATGAAATCATTGACTAATTTATTAGAGATTTTAGAACGACGGCATTGAATCATATAGAGACATTGCTCACGCAGAGATTTATCGAGACGTCCATAAATTTGAGATGAAGATAGAACGAAACAGTGGCGTTTTCTTAATTGAGAGAAGCACTGGACTAAATCACCAACTAATAACTTAGTGGCACGATCAAAATTATCTTTTGGAAAATAAGTATGAAATTCATCTAATAAAAAGAAATTTATAACCTTATCTTCCCTATTTAATTCAGGAAGATTGAGGAATGTAGAAAATAACGTATTTTTAGAAATCTTCTCACCTATTCCGAAATTAGAATAAATTTTGTTAATCTTCCAGCCTTTTTTCTGATATTGCTTGCATAATCGCTCAAAATACCAGAGCATGGAAGCGGTCTTGCCACCACCTTGGGAACCACAAAACATATAATGGCCATATGGAATCTCCTTTTTAATTTTCTTGCCACCAAATCGTCTAGTCTTAAATAAACGGGCTAATATAGAGTTATCACGTTTGTTATTGACGGCGATGGGATCAAGACTAACTACTGATTGAGTTTTTCGCATAGTTCCTCCAAAGATTTAGAAATAGATTCAAGAGAAGAAGCAATAGATTTAAGTTCACCTAATGTAGTACCACGCTCACCCTCAAATTGTAATTTACCAGTTGATAAATTAAAAGGCATAAAAACTCCTAAATTAAATATTAATTAGATTATACAGGAATTTTATTAGTAGTAAGATTGAAAATTTTAGAAGCAATCATAAAGGCAAAAATACCATTTATTGCCAAAGCAATAGCTCCAAAAACAGCATTAGAATCAAATGGAAGACAGCAAGAAATAATGTGAAAAACTTCACCAATCACGTTATTAAAAGCAATCATAACAACTAAATTCAAAAGATTAACAATGGCAGTAAAAAAAGTAATAGAAACACCAATAACAAAAGCCATTTTCATCCCATATACAATTAACTCACCCATTAAATTCCTCCTTTTTTAAGCCAACTAATAACAAAACCAAATATTAACATCATAGCAGAAATACCTAAGACGGGAGTTAAAATAGATCTAATATTATTCGGGAACCAAGGGCAATAAGTAGCGTTTGGTTTATTTAGCATTTTACCAATAGTTGGGATTGGACGACAACCACCACCAGCAAATAAATCAAAGATTGGAGAAAATGGATTCATAACTGTAAAGCTGAAAATACTACCAAGTTTCTTAGAATCATTTTTACCCTTATCTTCCCTGTCTTTTTCTTCTTGCTTATTTTGTTGAAATTGTTGATTTTGTTGCTGAGTCTGATTATTAATACTGTTATTAAGTTGATTATTCTGATTGATAATAGTCTCATTTTGAACAACTAAATTGTTAAGAAATTGAGTATTAGGATCAGTATAAAGTTCAATATTAGAAATATCAAAATAATTAAGTTTAAGATTACGAAGAGGAAAATTCATGGCAGGCATATGAGAAAAAAGAGCATTAGTAGAAGAAGGAAAATCATATGAACCAATAGAAAGACGAAAATAAGGATCTCTAACGAAACCACCCTCAGGAGAAAAGAAAACAGAACCTGAAAGCCTAATAACAGAGTTATTATTTTCTAAAAAACGATTACAAGAAAAATTTGAAACCACACCCTTACCAGGAGTGCCATCAACAGAAATATCAAGAAGAGGATTAAACCCATGATGACAAAACCAAAAAAGTGAATTATTACCCCAATAAGTAAGAGAAAAATCAAATTTAACAGAACGCTTATTAACAGCACCAGATTGAGGAAGATAAAACCAAATAACTTGACGATTCACATTAATAGGGTCAGATGTTCTTGTATCATCAACAACCCGAGGATTAGAACCAGCAGGGTTATAAGAAATGTCAAAATCCGATGTCTTACCAATACTATAATGAGAATTAAACCAACCAATTTTATTGATTGAGTTAATAGCATTAACGTTATTGACTGATAATAATGAAGTACAAAATACAGAGAAAATAAAGAAAAATGCAAAGGAAGATAATTTTGTTAAGCATTTCATTATCGTCTCCTTATTCCCATAAACATTTTATAAATGATAGTAAAGAAAGCTAAGACAATTATAGTTGCGGGAAGAACAAAAGCAGATTGAAGAGATGGAGGAACAAAATATTTTTCAGTAAAATTGTAAGTACAAGTGTTATTATAATGACCAGAAAAATAATTACGCTCAACTTGAACCCACTTAAAACCATTAAGAATATAAGTATCGGAATAATTGGATGCACGAGCAGTAATCACATTCCCAAGAGTAGAAACTTGAAGACAATTATAACCTGTCGGTAATTCAAAATAATTCATTTTAATCTCTC